AAGCGGATTAGAACAAAATCCGGGTGGGCGGTTCATACCGAGTCCACCGAGACTAATCGGTAGAAAGAGGTCCTTCTGAAAGGTTACCGTCTTATTCTTACCGAAGTCACTACGCATACGTACCGTGACTGTCTCCTTCTGTATCTCCTCTTTATGCAGAGAGATATACTGCTTTAGCATGCCAGCATGGTCTCTAAAGCAACCCTTCAGAACTTCGTTCGCACACGCTGCTACGCCTGAGGTGGTATGATGGTCTTCAGCAACCTCCCGGTTCTGAACTTTGTGTTGACCAAAAAGGAGTCCGACGTTAAGAAAGTCGATCCTTCTGACTTGAGAATTCTCTCTTCTGAGGTCTGAGTGGCAGGCAACACTATTGATATTGAGATATTCCGGATGCTCATAAGCTTTTCCGACACTCATATCAAGGCCAACTTTGGCTGCAATTTCGGTATGGAGGTTAAACGTACCTGGTGGGGCTGCGTACAGCATATCATCACCATTAACCAGAACATGGTTATATACGTCTCCTATGGAGAATGTAGGGCAAACCCTATTCATTACTTCACAGTAAACTCCGAAATTGGCCAGGCACAAGATGGGAAACGATAGAATCGATCCCATGAGCTGACCCCGCGTCATTCGACCACGGAATTCAGTCCCACCCCCTTCCGGTAACGGATAGTAGAGGTCATGTGCACCCAAAACTGCCAAAAGTCTTCCTTGAAGATCTTCTGGCAAGTTGGAAATAACGGACTCGAATATGGCTTTCGAGTATTTCCAAGAGAGATTGTCAGTTGCAGCACTGTAGTCAACTGATAACCACACCCAGTCGGGCTTTGCAAGCCGACGAAGGGGGACAATGTCTGTCGCGCTAAATGGCCGACCGATCAGACGGAATGGAGCTAGGTCTCGTAAAGAGCCGTGCATAGCCTTTTGGAATGGCTTGCACCTGTAATACGGTAGTGCATTCCCCTTTGAGATGACTCGAACTTTCATAGGCTCAAGAACGGCCTGTATAGTTGCGGAAAGCGTCTCATCGCCAACTTCGAAGTCATCGAGATGGCCCCACTCTTCACGACCTTGCGGTTCGTAAGTGAAGAGAGTTGCTTGTCGTCCCTTAAGAGAAGGGACCCAGTCGACCTTAGTCAGAACAGGCATGCGTATAGAGAGCTTATCACTTGGGCCAGATGGAATGGTAAGAGCTTCGTCGTCGAAGAGAGCGACTAACTCATTAACACATTCTTTACTGGGCCTTCCAAATGAGGCTTTCTCCGCAATGCGGACTAAATGACCATGCTGGCCACCCTCCGATCTTTTAGACTCGAAGGCAGCATTGGTGCTGGGTTGGAGATTCTTGTAATCTTCTCCACGTTCATAGACTCGCTCAATAGCGTCAGCCATGAACCGACAAGCCAGAATCATGTTAGGATTCTCCATGATGCTGGAGATGATCTGTTGATCACCATCATCGGGCTTTGTGAGCGTAGTGTTGTGTTTGACATAGGTCTTCTCCACAACCGACTCACCTACAGGAAGTGCACTCCTTTTACACTGGAGCCACGAGTACCACAAGTGTGTATTGCTACAATTAAACACCTGTAAACGGTTTCTCATCCACTTCTTTAATGCATGTCGAGGCTCAAATCGCCTCTCGGAACATGCGGGCAACTTATTCTTAGTGTAAAGAGCCTTCGGGTAGTTTAGCAAATCTTTTGATCTTGCTAACCATTGCTCTTCATCTTTACAACAACTAAGATAGTTAGAAACCTGGTCAGAAAGTTCTTCTAGAACAGAAGAACTCGCCTTGTGGTGCGTC